TGAGCATTGAGACGGCTATCCCTCCACAATCTTTAATTGATTTAGATCCATCGATGCTACAGATGTTATTGAAAGCGTTGAAGGATAGAGCAAAGGAGCAGGCAGATGCCTACAGAGCTAAAAAACGCTAATGCGTTCCGTAAGGCTCTTAAGCAATTCTCGCCTGATCTAGATGATGCCCTTCGTGGTGAACTGGTTGGATTTTTAAAGCCCCTGGTTAAAAAGGCTAGAGGATTTCTTCCATCTAACTCAGAGGCTCCATCAGGGTTCGTAAAGCATGAAGTAAAGACTGCCAAGTTTCCTATGTACGACGCAGCAGAAGCCCGACGCGGAATTGGTTACAAGCTCACGCCAACCAAGCCTAACCGCCAAGGTTGGTCATCGACTGTATCAATCCACAACAAGACCGCCTCTGGTGCAATCATTGAAACAGCAGGACGTAAGTCCGGCATGACTGGCAACTTCAGTCCTAGATTTCAGGGTTCATTTGCAGGCCGAGCAAAGATGCAAGGTCGAGCCATGTTCAAGGCTTATGACCAAGATCAGGGCAGGGCTAAGGCAGGAATTATCAAGGCGCTTGAAAAGGCCGCCGCTAAATTTAATGGGAGTGCTAACTGATGGCTGAATTACGCGCCTCGATTATTGGTGAGTTTAAGGGTCAAAAGGCCTTTAAGGATGCTGGTAAGGCTACTACCGCTTTAGACAAGAGCGTCAAGAAACTAGGCAAGAGCCTTGCAGGAGTATTTGGAGCCCAGCAACTTCTCAGGTTTGCCAAGAATGCCTCCAAGGCATTTATGGAAGATGAGAAGGCTGCAACTCAATTAGCCCAGGCAGTTAAGAACTTAGGGCTAGCGTTCGAGACTCCACGCATTGAAGAATTTATTGCTCAACTATCTAGAGCCTCAGGCGTCACCGACGATCAGCTTCGTCCATCGATGCAGAAGTTATTGCAGACCACAGGCTCAGTCACTAAGTCCACACAACTACTTACCCAAGCCTTAGACATCTCACGAGGATCTGGCATTGACTTTGAGACTGTGGTTAATGATCTCAGCATGGCATATGTTGGTCAGACTCGTGGATTGCGTAAGTATTCTTTAGGGCTATCTCAGGCAGAATTAAAGACCCTAAGTTTTGCAGACGTTCAAGAGAGACTCACTAAGCAATTCACAGGCGCTAATGCTGCCTACCTCACCACCTATGCAGGCAAGTTGGAATTGCTTACAACCGCTGCTGGCGAGGCTCAAGAAACAATAGGTAAAGGTTTAGTCGATAGCCTTTCATTACTTGCAGGTGAAGGCAACACAATCCAACCTCTAGCCGATTCTATGGCTACTTTTGCTACACACACTGCCGATGCAGTTTATGGCATTGCCGTCCTCATTGATAAGATCAAACAGATTCCGGGGCTTAATTTCTTATCTCAGAATCAAGGGACGATTATGAGAGCCTTGCCTAATACTGGCATTCTCATTAGACTTTTTGAAGCACTTTCTAAATTAGGAGCAGGCGCTGCGCCAGGGATGGGTGGTTATCCATCATCTGCACTCGGCCCTGGATACATCGATCCTAACGACGCAGCTCGTAAGGCAGCAGAAGCGGCAGCAGCCAAGCGCGCTAAAGAATTAGCAGCATTACAAAAGAAAACTCTTGATACACAGAAAAAATCTCTTGCGTTACAAAAGGCCTCAAAGACTCTTAACCTAGAGGCCATTGGTATTGAAGCGGCTCTCAAGGGCAAGATCAGCGAGACTGATCGCCTATCTTTGCAATTGCAGAAGGCCATCCTCGATGGCAATGCAACTGTAGCCACTCAGTTATCTGATCAATTAGATACAGCAATCAAGCGCAATAATGAATTACGCCTAGCCTTGCTGACTACTCCAGAAGCTCCTAATCCTTTCCGCAATTGGACTATGCCAGGTTTCAATGTACCTTCTGATTCCTATACACAATTTGGCCCACAAGGCGGTTTAGGCGCAGGCGTTGTTGCAGGCGTTAATCCTCCAATCAATATCACAGTAGAGCTTGACGGCTCGGTAGTCGGTAATGCAATTTCTGATGTTCAGACCAATAACAACCTTTCAGGGTCATTTACTACTGTCGGCGGTCGAGGCGCAAACACAGCGAGATTTGAATAATGAGTCTTCCTGCTGAAATATCCGTCTCTTTCGACTTTAGCCAAGGCGCTACATTTGGCTTTACTGGCTTCATTATTGGCGACCCTGTTAATGGCGTAATTGGTACTTCTCAATTTGCTGCAACTGCAGTCCCTGAACCAGTCATTGATCTAAGCGCTCAGACTCGCCAGATTAAGATTAATCGTGGTCGCAATATCATGCGCGACACCTACGAGGCTGGAACCTGTACAGTCCGAGTGATTGATCAGAACGGCGATTTTAACCCTCAGAATCCAGCCAGTCCTTACTTTGGATACCTCACTCCACTTCGCAAAATCCGTGTCGCAGCTACTACTGCTACGGCTCAAGAATTCTTATTCTCTGGTTACGTCACAGACTATAAGTACACCTATCCAACAGGCCAAGAATTAGGTTATGTCGATATTGCCTGCTCAGATGCCTTTCGCCTATTTGCTATGGCTAACCTTTCGACAGTAGCCAGCGCAACGGCTGGACAGACTACTGGAACTCGTATCGGCAAGATACTTGATCAGGTGGATTTCCCATCGACTATGCGCGTTATCGATACGGGATCTACAACGGTACAGGCAGATCCAGGCACAACTAGGACAAGTCTTTCAGCCATTCAGGTAGCCGAGTTTACAGAACAAGGTGCATTCTTTGTACTGCCTAATGGAGAAGTTGAGTTTAAGGATCGAGCAGATGTAGTGGCATCTCTAGCCCCGGCGCCTATCGAATTTAATCAGACTACTGGTATTCCCTACTCAGACCTTCGTTACGCTTTCGACGACAAGCTCATCATCAACAATGCCACAATGAAGCGAGTAGGTGGCAGCACAATTACTGCATCGGACTCATCCTCGATCGCTAAATACTTCCCTCACGGCATGAACGTTGAGAACTTGATAGCGCAGACAGACGCTCAGGTTCAGGATATTGCTGATATCTATGTAGCCACTAGAGCTGAGACAACTATCCGCATCGATGCCATGACTGTCGATCTACTCAATACTGCCGTACCTACCGATACGATGATCGGCCTCGATTACTTTGATAACGTCAAGATCACTAACGTCCAGCCAGACGGATCGACAATCGTTAAGACCTTGCAGGTTCAAGGCTTGGCCTGGGACATAACCCCTAACAGTATGAAATGCACAGTTACAACACTTGAGCCCATCGTCGAAGGATTCATTATAGGATCTGCGACGTCGGGTATAATAGGCACGTCCATATTAGGATACTAGGAGAAAATCAATGGCAGCAGGTCTAGGTTACAAAGAGTTCGCGACTGGAGACGTCCTAACGGCAGCAGACGCTAACGGCTATCTGGCCTCTCAGGTAGTAATGGTCTTCGCTAGTGCGGCAGCTCGCACCTCAGCCATCGCCAGCCCACAAGAGGGCATGATCTCCTTTCTCAAAGATACTAACTCAACCGAGTATTACTCAGGATCGGCATGGGTAGCAATCGGCGGTGGATCGTCTGGTGATTTTGTAAAGACTGGTTCCGCAACTTTTACAACGCAATCATCTGTTTCATTAAATAACTGTTTTAGCGGCACATACGATAATTATGTTATTACTGGTTATTGTTCATCCTCAGTTGCTGCAAGTATTCTTGCGAGGCTAAGAGCAAGCGGTACTGATGCCACAACAAACTATGCCTACGCTTTAGATGAGATTTATTTATCAGCTGGCCCAACATCAGTTCTTTCTTCTTCTACAACAAGTTTCTTAATTCAAGGAACTCCAGCAGGCGCTCATCCTTTTGTAGGTTTCAATTACACAATTTACAAGCCGTTTAGCGCGGATGCGACTTTTATGAATGGCATGAGTACAAGAGACGCGAGCTTGTTGACTTTAAGAGGCGGATTACAACATTCCACAGCTTCATCTTATGATGGATTTACTTTATACCCAAGCACCGGAACTATTACAGGTCAACTTAATGTTTATGGATTGGTTAAATAATGACGACTCAGATGATCGTAGACGCAGAAACAAATGAAGTTCAGATTATTCCTCTGCCAAAGAAGGAAATCGATGAAAGAGAAGCGGAAGCAAAGGCGCTAATTGCTAGAAAAA